TTATATTACACAAGATGTTTTAGATTATCTACAAAACAGTTTAACGCCACAAAACACAAAACGTTTTTTAAGTTCACGCGGTCAGGGCATTGATTTGCAAAACTTATATCAATCTGTTTATAGTACACTTACGCGTAGTATTGGTATTATTGCAACTGTGTTCGATTATGCTGGCTTTAATCTTGCTGTATTTACGCCCGCAGCTAATAGATTTTTACGTTTGCCAATTGCGGCACGTTGGTATAATTCAGATATTGACGGCGATACCACAGGCATGCGATATATTAAAGAACTTGAAATAACATCAGCATCACAAGTAGCTGCGGGTTTAAATGCTTTGACCGATGTAACAGCAACAAGTTCTCAATTAAATCAGGCTGCAATAGCTAACGGTATGTTTACGGTTAATGGTAATCAGTTAGCCATAGGTGAAGATAATTCAGTAAGAATATTATTACGCGGTGATGCGTTTATAGGTTCGGCTAATAATCCGCCAATAACAGATGTTCGCGTTTTACTATTCAGAATTGACGCGGCAACAAATACAGCTGATTTTGTTACTGACTTGCAATTATCTGATGCTGTAATACCACAGGCAACACCGGGCAGCGGTCAACTAAACGGCGCTATTTATTCGCCTTCTGATTGGTTTGAAAATATACCTTTAGCCGATGATATAGAAATACAATTTATCATTAACGGTTCAATGCTTACTTTGAATGGTCAATATTACATAGTAGTTAATATTCACGATTCTGTTAACCCCGATGAAGTTACATCGCATATATCGCCTCTTTTAACAGCTACTTACACGCCGCCTGCAATACCAACTATTACAGGTTATCTTAGCACGTACAATACAGAATATAGCGGTAACGATTTAACCATTGCGCCACATCAACGTATTAAAGCAAGATTAGAAATTGATAAAGCAAGCTATGTAACGGCGCTAAATGCTATTGGTTTAGTAGGTACTTTCGATGGTAGTGTAGCGGGCATTATTTGTAAACTTACAAATGTACCGGGTGTAGTTAATCAAGTGCAGGGTTTTATACCAGCAGCGCCGCCAATTACAACTGCTGATATGACTATTGTAACTAATGATGCAACCGATTTAGTTTTAGATTGCATTTTTAGAATAGCTGAAGAATACGCGGGTACATCAACTGAAATAACTTGGACCGTTAGCATGAATCAGGTGACTACAATTTCGGGTATAACTCAATTAACGCAAATAGATTTTGTTCAAAAATTAGATGTTGATGTTTTTGAAAATGATGCAATTTCGCCAAATTTATTAAGCATTAAGTTTTACGATTTAGCCGATTATATTTTAGGTATCAAAACTGAAATAATTGATATTTGCGATGCTGACCAAATAATAGCACAAGTAGAAAAAGACCCATCATTTTCAGGTTCTATAAATTTAATTGCTACTATTTACCCTGCAAGCGAAACGGGCGATACTAATAATAATGCCATTGAAGAAGAATCAAGCTGGGCGCCAATTGTCGTGCAAATGCAACAGTTAACAAGTGCTAAACTTGCCGATGTTGATGCATCGTTTGCGCCATCGAATGAAGCTATTTTTAAAATAAACGTTCAACAACTAACACAAGGGCAGCGCTATTGGGTAACAGGTATTGCATATCAGCAAGTTCCAGATTATTGCCCTATTGGTTTGGTTGCATTAACAAGTACATCTACTTATAGAACTGTTGGCGTTTTACCTTTGTGGACAATTACAGGTGATCCAACCGCGGTTATAGCTGAAATATTAGCGCACCCCGATTATGTAGGCGGTTTAAATATTGTTCAAAATAACTTTGTAGATAATGCAAATAGCCCCGTAGGCGTTTTAAGTTACGCGGGCAATATTGTAACAGCAATAAAAATTAGCGATACAATTCCAATAGCTTATTATAGGTTTATTGTTGATGCTGACTTCGACCCGGGCACAGGGCCGCACACAATAAGACACGAAATTTTAATGTCAGTTCCAATACCTGCGCCAAGTTTAATACCTATTGTAACTTTTGACAATAACTATAAATGTAGCGATTTAGGATAAAATTTTTTAATTTAATTTTTATTTGTATCTTTGCGAATATATGTTAGTAAATTATCCTGTTTCATATACGCCCGAAATTAGTAGGACATATTCATTTAGGCAGCCCGTACCGATTCGGTATGCCTGCCCTATTTTGCCGCCTAATTTTATGCAAAACGAAACTGATGCTTGGAACTGTAATTTATGCGGTTCTGATTTGCCGTTTTATATTCCGTATGTTGAAGGCGATATTATACCATTTCAAACACAGGTAACTGATAATTACAATCAGCCTAACAGCGTTTTGGTAGCAGGCTTTCAGACAAGTACAAGTACATCGCATTATGTTGTAGTTAGCTTATATGATTGTTGCGGTAACTTAGTATCTGAATTTATAGATGATTTTTCAGATAGTTACCACGTAGGACAAAGCCTTTCAACGGGCAGCATTCAAACGTGGTTTGTTAATACAGGTTTGTTCCCAGCTGATTTGGATTGCTTTAGATTGTACATTGATTATTACAAAATAAATCAGATAAGTTTAGAACCTGAAATTGATAAAAGGCTTTATACAGAATACTATAAAAAGATTGAAGGCTGCGGCAACTTAAACGATACTTCACTAATTTATAGTACTTATGCAAATTATGATTGTAACGGTAATTTTTACGGAACTTTGACTAACTATTTAGGTTCTAACAATACACCGTTTTACAATTCGCTTCGTATCTTTGGAACTGTTGAGTTCTTTGGCGATACTGAAGCGATAACAGAAAATGACAGAAATGTAGTTATTAGTAAAGATATAACAGAAAATTACGGCATTATTTCGGGCGCTGTCCCACCGTTTTACATTAAGTTACTACAACAAGCTGTGAGAGGCAATTACGTAACTGTTGACGAAGTGCAGTATCAAAACTTTAGATATGATTCTAAACCCGAAGATAACCGTATGTTTTTGTTAGACCTGACATTTGATAAAAGATGTCGATTAGATAACAAGCAATGTAGATGAGGTCGTAATTCATTTACAAATATTTAAAAACAAAAAACATGAATATTTCTTTTATAAATGGGTTTTTGGGCGCTTTTGGCGTTTGCCCGCCTTGCATAGACGAGGATAATGCCCCTAACTACCTTTGCGACCCTTGCGATTCAACTGTATACAGCGGTGGTATTGCTGGTTGGTTTGCAAAAAAATGTAACTACGAATTTGCTGATATTACAGATTCTACTGAATGGGAAACTGCAATAGCTGATAAAAACGTTTTTGGCCGCGTTAACGGTTCACGTATTAGCGGTGGTTTGCCTGCACCTGAATTTACTACTAAAAAGCGTGGTAGCTGCGGTCAGGAGGAGGTAGTAAAACAGTCGCGTGTTGTATCACTAACCGATGCAGAAAATGATCTTACATTTACTATTGATGCGCTTTACAATTTCCTATCTAATCCTGCTAAAGCTGCTGGTTATGAATTTGGTTTTGTAACTTGCGATGGTCGTTTCTTAGGTTGGTATTCAAACGTAACTGTTAGACCTTTTTATCAGATTGCAGAAACTGACGAAGATGATGCATATTGGACCGTTGAATTTAGATACAATGAACAGTTAGGTACATTTAGCCAATTGTCATTAGACTTCTTGTTAACACTACCTTATAACGTTTGTTGGGTTACTTCAATTGTTGTAACGGGTACAGGTGGTTTAACAACTGTTGCTGATGGTGCTACATTGCAAATGCTTGCAGCTATTCTACCATTGAATGCTACTGATGCTACTGTTACTTGGTCTGTTGTTAACGGCACAGGTACGGCAACTATTAGCAGTGGTGGTTTGCTTACTGCTACTGCACCGGGTACTGTTACTGTAATTGCTACAGCCAATGATGCTTCGGGCGTAACTGGTTCACTTGTAATTACAATTACACCATAGTATTTATAAGGGCGGTTATATAATGTAGCCGCCCTATTTAAAATCAAATAGAATGAACATAGAACAGTTTTACGAATTTTTAAATACTGTAAATGCTACAATACTAAATCCGCCTGTACACCCATTCAAAGCGGATTGGAAGCGTATTTATGAAAGCATTAAGCCTCACTTCTATGGTGAAGTGCCGCCCGCGTTAGATAAGGCATTTCCAAATGAAGATGAACAGATATTAAACTATCGTAAAAATACATATCAGCCTAAAACAGAATCGCCATTGGTTAAGGCAATAACCGAACTGCATAGGCTGTTAAGTTCAGCAAAGCATTCTGTTAGGTTTGAAAATATGGACATGCAGCAATTTGCCGAAAATGAAAAGTTTGGCGAAAATAATTTACAGTCTTTTGTATTTTCTGTTTTTATTCCCAATCGCGTACTTGATCCGAACGCCGTTTTACTTATCGAACCTAAAGGAGAAGGTATTGAAACCGATAACGTGCGCGTTAATGTAGATATGAAAGTAATTCAGTCTGATAGGATTATTTTTAATGACCCTGAATACAGACTACTAATTTATAAAGGCATAAGCAAAAATAAATATTCAACTTTAGGCATTGAAAATCCGCTTTATTATCATATTGTTACAGATATGTTTTATGCGCAGGCCCGTAGCTATGGTGACAAAACAATGTTTGAGGTTATCTATGAACACAACAGCGGTGTAATGCCGTGGGTAACTTTAGGCGGTCGCGTTGTTCCTAAATATGATTCTTATGGCAATACGTTTAAGGTTTACAAATCTGATTTTAGCCCTGCAATACCTTACTTAAATGATGCTGCTATTTTTGATAATCAGCACAAATCGGTTATGCTTGCGACATGCTTCCCTATTAAATTTGTTGAAGGGGTTGATTGTAATAGCTGTAATGGTGTGGGCCGCGTACCTGATCCAAATAACTACGATAATAGCATAACTTGCAAAACATGTAGCGGTCACGGCAAAACGTTAAGCATTACGCCATTGGCAGCGTATAACTTAAACCCTACTACATCTAAGTTTGGCGATAATGATAAGCAGCAAGTTGAACCGATACGTTATTATTCGCCTGATGTTAGCACTATTCAAGAAACTAACAAGGTAGCTTCTGAAGCATTAGGAAAAGCCGAACAAGTATTAAATATAAACCGTAGTTTAAAAGCTGCACAATCGGGCGTGGCAAAAGAATTAGACCGTGAACCCGAATATATTGAAGTTGGTAAAATTAGCGATGATGTTTACGCGCGTTATAAAGATGTGTTGCGTATTATACAGGCCATTGTATTTATGGATACTGAAAGCGCGATAATGGTTAACCCGCCTATCAGTTTTGACCTTAAAACAGAAACAGAACTAATGGCAGAATTTGCACTATCGCAAAAAGGTTTACCAACTGCTATACGTTACGAATCATATATTAGCTATGTTGACCGCCGTTATAATTCTGATGCGATAGCACGCCAAATAGCTACAATTTGCGCAATGTATAACAGCGCTTATCTTTATACGGTAGATGAACGCGTTAACTTGTTAGCATCGGGGCAAATAACAGAAAAAGATGCAATTAGCGCGCAGTTTGTTTTCGATGCTGTTACTGAATTGTATTATGATGAAGGATTTGATATTATGAATAATGATTATACAGCTATTAAAAACGCTATTGATGCAAAGTTAGCACCGCGTTTTGATGCTGTTGCAAGTAATGTAGTACCTGAGGTTAATATGGATGAATTTAATAATTCAGATAACTCAGATGATTCAGATAATGATGAAGATAATAACTAATGGATTTCAATAAACCCGAACGAATTAACGACAAAGCATTAGAAATTTTACAAAAGCGGTTTAATAAAGTAGAACCGAAATTTGTAAAACAAGTTGTTGATTGGATAAATAAGTTTAGAACTACATCGGGCAATTTAGTAAGGTCTAAAGAAAACATAGCGCGTTTAAGTTCGTTTAAAACTGCTGTTAATAGGTTTTTAGAAAAGGCTGGTTATAATGTAATGGTTTCGGCTTTTTTAGAAAACTTTGACGAAATTGGCGCCAATACACAGCTTGCGCAACAAGAATTAAACGGCATTGATATAACAAAAAGTTTTTTGAATCCATTTAGAAGATATGCTGTTAATAATGTTATTGCTGCAATGCAGGGCCAAGGCTTAAACGTAAACCTAATAAACCCGCTTAAAAATGAATTGCTAATTGCAGTAAATCAGGGTAGCAGTTTAACAGATGTTGTTACTTCGATTGCAGGCCAATTAACAACAACTGAAGCAAGGCAAGGCGTTTTAAAAAGAATTAGTTTGCAGGCATCACGCGATGCGTTATTACAGTATGATGGTGTAGTAAACGAAGCGGTGCGAAAGTCTTATAAAATGGATGCTTTGCTTTACGTTGGTTCAATTGTTAAGGATAGCCGCGCACAATGTGAACGGTGGGTTAATGAAGATAAAAACGGCAAAAAAGGTTTAATATTATTTGAAGATTTGCAAGATGAAATAGATTGGGCTGATAATAACGGTACTGGTATGATACCCGATACAACGCCTGAAAACTTTTGTCAGAATCGCGGCGGTTTTAATTGTAGGCATATCGCTTACCCGGTACGATCGCAAAACTATATTAAAAAATAACACATGAAAAACTTTCAAAAAATACTTAAAGACCGAAATTTTTATAGCGGAAACATTGATGGCATAGTTGGGCCCTTAACACTTACAGGTGCTAAGCAATGGATTGATGCGGAAATGAATATAAGAGGATGGGTAAAGCCTGTTAATGATTTAGTTTGGATTCGCACCGACCAAACATTCGATAATAAGTTTTCAGATTACTGCATCAGGTTTAATAACCGCGTGGCCGATATGATATTACCATGTAGCACTACACCCGGCGATTTTATTGTATTTAATCCTTTGACCGTTGGCGGCATTACAGGTAGTGCAGTTGCCTGTGAGCAGCAAGTGATCGCATCACATAAATTTATTACTGCACGTGATTGGAAGCACCTTTGGTTAAATGCTCCGTATTTTTACCAAGCGGGTGCTATAGAAATTTTTCGCGATAATACACGTGACCGCAAGTTAGATAAAACAGTTAAAACTAAAGGTTGGTACGGCATCAACTTTCACCGTGGCGGCATCGGTCATGCTGTTGATAGCTGGTCAGCTGGTTGTTTAGTTGTTCCAGATGCGCGATGGTTTGAAGCTATCAAAATATTTCAGCCTAATCAATTGATTAACTTTACACTAATAGAATTATAGCATGTTAGTAATAAAAGCAAAGCATAAAACAAACGGTACTGAATACCAATTTACGCCTGCGCAATGGTATACCGAACAGCAAACAGGTAATTATAACTATCTCGGTACTATTCACGTATCAGAACCAGCGCAACCAATACAAAGAACTATTACACCACCTAAACGCGGCTGCGGCTGCGCAAATAAACGTAGATAATATGCCAAGATTTGCCCAATTCATTATTATGCTCGAAGGAGATGAAGAAAAAAGCATTAAAGAACTACAAAATGATTTTGATGATGCTGTAAAAAATGAAGATTACATTCAGGCTTCAAAGCTAAAAGAAGAAATAACAAAGCGAATTATTGAAGGTGTTGACGAAACAGATATGATAAATGAATATGAAGAAACGTGCATTATTGACCTTGATGAAGTTGCAGCTTTTTATCAATCATTTTATATTGATACTAATGAACCATTTACTAAGGTTATTTTAAAAGGTGGTTATGAAATACCATTACAGATTAAACTTGAAGACTTTAAAAAAGTATTATTTTCTTAATAAATTTTAACACATGGAATTCTTAAAATCAGTAGTAGAAAAGCTTGGTTTCGATAATGAAACACTAAGCAAAATTGAAAACAACGAAATTAACATTGACGATGCCGTTACTGGTTATGTATCTAAAATTGAACGTACTGTACAGGAACGTTTAGGCAAACAGATTGAAGAAGCTAAAAGCGCTGAATTATTTGGCGCTGCATATGCAAAAACAGAAAAACAAATAGCCGATGCTTTTGCTATTGACTTAAAAAAATATGAAGCAATAGATAAAAAAGATAGGTTTAAAACTATTGTATCTGATTTAAAGAATAGCCAAATCGAAATGATTGAAAAGCTAAAGCAGGAATATACATCTGCCGATGCGCAAAAACTTCAACAGCTAACGCAACAACTTGAATTAGCCAATGCAAAGCTAAATGAAAAAGAAATGCTAATGCAACAAGCTATTAAAGAAGAACAAGGTAAATTTCAAAGCTACATTAAGAATCAGCAAATAGATAAGGTCCGCGGATTGCTTGTTGAATCTGTAAAAAATGCACGTTTAGCACCTAAAGAAATGCGCGCTATTTTAGAAGCCGAAATACGTGAACGCGGTTTTGATTTTGAAATTGATGGCGATTCAAACATATGGGTTAACAAAGATGGAAACCGCGTAAAACATCCATCTAAACCAACGGAAAATTTAAAGTATGAAACGCTATTTGAAATTATAGCAGCTGAATATAATTTTGAAAAACAAAGTAACGGCGGGCAAACAAAAAGTTTTGAAATAGATGAAAAAACAAAAAGTGGTATTCATCCAGCGCGATTAAAATACATGCAGGATAATGGTTTAATTTAGTTTGTAAGTTTGGTTTAAAGTTTGTCAGGGCAGTTCGAAAGGGCTGCCTTTTTTAGTGCAAAATATTCTATAAAAAATTTATAAAATTATTTATTTTAAAACATCTTATCTTTGCAGTAACGACCTCTCACAAAAATAGGGTGCTGCGGCACAGAAAAAAAACAGAACGCTGGCAGCGTGGAAAATGCCAAACAAAAAACAATTTTTTATATTATTAAATTACAATAAATGTCAACAATAAAATTAGCTGATGCTTGGAAAATTATAGACATATCGCTGAATAACAACAGCGGCATGCGTTCTATGCCATCTCCAAACATCGGTCTTTTGCAATTGCTTGTTTCTGCTGCTAATAAGTCAGCATCTCAGGTAAAACTTGGCAACGTTCAAGCCGTTGAACAAGGTAACGGTAAAGTGTACAAAGTTGCACGCCGTTTTTTTCCGCGTCTTTCTGAATCTAACGCTACTTCACTTGAATATTGCCCTGCTGATGGCGATGTAGTTAAGCCGCTTTATGATGAAGTAGAAATTACAAACAAAACAGTTTCTCAGAAAATTAAGATTGACGATGAACTGATTCGTTGTATTAAAGAAAGCCGCGCTGATTATCAAAACAGCTATGTTAATGAAGTTCTTAGAAACCACATTAACAAATTAGGTAAAGAAGTTGCAACAGTTGTTGCTAACGGTGGTTTTGTTGGTTCATTCGTTAAGTGCGATTGTGCTGATCCTGCTGTTACTTCTAAGTCTTTGCCTTTGTTCCTTTCAAGTGGTTTAGGTATCAATCCTGTTGGTGAATCTATCTTAGATAGCGACCGCAAACAAGCTGAAATTGAACAACAATTGATTTTAGTAGGTGGTACTTTACTTGATCAATATCGCAAAGCACGTGTAATTGCATCTGGTAATGACAATGGTTTTGATGCATCTTTGCTTGAAATTACACGTTCAATTTATTACGATACTAACCTTCCTGCTGCATTAGGTAACACAAGTGATATTATTGCAATGGCACCGGGTGCACTTCAACTTGTAACTTACGCAAAGAACAAAGGTCAGTTCACATATGACTTTGAAGACCAAATGCGTACTACAGTTGTTGACCCTTGGTTAGGCATCGAACATGACGTTGTAATGAGCTACGTTAAATGTAACGATGAAATTGAACTATACATCCAATTCGCTACTAACTGGGCGGTTGTTGGTATGCCTAAATGCTGGGCAGTTAACGACTGTTTATTTGATGGTGTACTTGATGTATTTAAATATCAAGTTGTTTGCGCTGATACAGGATATTGCGATATTGAACCAGCTTGCGGTTTTGTTGCTGCACCAAATGCAACTGATGCAACGTTCTGCGAATCTGCTGAAGCATGTGAAGTAGCTTGTAACGCTTTGTTCTACTCAAGAACAGTTGAAGGTGAATTATTCACAGGTGATGAATTAGATGTTACTGATGCTGTTGCAATTCAAATTAACGGTTTGCCATTTAGCGTAGGCGGTTCATTCGATACAGGAACTGAAGCAGGTGCTAATAATTTTGTTGCCGCTGCACAGGCTGCCCTTGCAAGTGTAGGTTCTATCTTTACCGTTGCAGGTGGATGGGATGGCACAGGCTTAACAATCTTTGTATTCGGTAACAGCACCGTTACATCGGTTGTTATTGTTTCTGCTACGGGTTCTGATGTTGCGCTTACAGTTTCTACTGAAACACTTTACAATGTTTATAGTGCTTCAACACCTTCAACAGGTGCGACACTTACAGATCTTGACTGGGTTTTAGATTCAAATTCATTTGATGGTGCGCCTACTGCACAAATTTTAGGCGAAACAAATGTATTTGGAACTTATAGCAATTTCTACACTACAAGTACTAATACAGGTGCTGCACAGCTTATCATTACTGATAGCGTTGCATGCAACGATACTTATAACGGTACAATTTAGTTTTAATGATTCGGGGGCGGGAAACCGCCCCTTTTTAAAATAAAAACACATGGTAAACTATTCAAAAAAAATAGCACAAGCATTAACAATAATTCGTAAATATTATAGCGCGGTAAATGTACAGCGTACAGATAACGAAGATGTTGTTTATTTATTCG